TCTCCAAGTTTCGCAATAGCGACAAAATCTTCGGGCGAATCAGCGTAATTCTTAATATTATCAAGCATTGTAACAACACCACCTAAATCTGTTGTCCCTAAACCGGTACTGGCTGTGCTAAGTGCCCCAAGAGCCTTTTCTAATCCTTCCTTAAAAAATTCAGCCTTATTGATGTCGTCCATCTTTTGCTTTGCCGTAACTAACTGGCTTTGAAGATTAATGACGCGCTGGTCATCGATACCGATAGTCGTGTTTGTCGCTAATGCAGAAAGCGCGGTATTGATCGCGGTTATCTCTGTTTCTAATTCTGTCTTGCCGTCTAAGGTCATCAGGAATGACAATTCCCTTACACCTCCCGCGATGTCCGCATTAAAGGTGTCCATTATAGAACCGACCTGCTCACTAAGCGATAACGCATTTGTGCCGGCCGTGCCAAGTGATGTCGCTAACGAATCTACCGCCGCGACACCAGCCCCACCCAGGGCGATTATCTTACCGTCTGCGTTGGTTACCTCACCATCAACGATAACCGCCTCATCGCCTACATTACTAATTGCCTGCTCGATCTTTTTCGCTTCCTGCTCTGCCTTCGTCGCGTCGATCATGCCGCCTATTTGTTCGCGTAGGCCGCCTATCATTTCGCCAAATCCGGGTATCATTCCAAAGAATTTGTCAAGTATTATTAAATTGGCTGCTACAAACTGTAAAAAAATAAGCTGAACATTATCCCAAAGATTCGAAAACCATGTAGTAATACCCGCCCAATTATCATATATATAATAAACTGCCGCGCCTAAAGCGACGACGGCCGCAATGATCAATCCAATAGGCCCCGTCATAAGCGTAAACGCTGTCCCGATCAATGGAAGAATCGTTAATAATTTTCCGAGTATAAACAATACAGGACCAATCGCCGCGACAATACCTGCCACGATCAGTATAAACGACTGTGTACCATCCGATAAATTATTAAACCAAGTCAACAGCGACTGTATAGCCGAAAGCACACCGTTAACGGCTGGAAGCAGAGCATCACCAAGCCTTATAGCTATGTTTTGGAGCGATGTCATAGCCTTCTGCCATTGTACGGATGTTGTCTTCTGCATCGTATCGAATGCCTTCTCCGTCGCTCCGGCCGCTTTGGCCTGCCTGTCCAATTCTACTGCGAACTTACCAGCACTATTGCCGGCTAATACGTTAGCAGCCTGCACAGCTTCTGTACTCCCTAATAGATTTTGCAGTTCGCCGTTATTCCCGTTGCTTGCTTTTTTAACCGCATCTAAAGCGAATCCTAAACCCTCGCTTTCAATAGCGACCTGTGCCGATTCGTACCCCAAGGAACGAAATATCGTATCGAGCTTCTCACTCGGTCGCTGCAAACCTGTTAGCGCCGCCCTTAATTGCGTTGTCGCAACCGATGTAGGCACACCGCTTGATGTTAGTGTTGCGATTGCCGCGTTAACTTCCTCCATAGACACACCAGCCGCGCTTGCCGATGGTGCTACGTTGAATAACGCTTGAGAAAGTTCTTCGAATGTTGTCTTGCCACCCTGCACGGCTGCAAACATGGAATCACTTACGAGCATCGCATCGCCAGCTTCTAATCCGTATGCGTTTATAGCCGTCGTAATACCATCCACCGCCGTATTTATATCCGTAACACCGGCTATCGATGCTTTCGCAGCGACAGACATAAAATCGAATACGTTCTTCTCTGGTATACCCGCTGAAATCGCATTGTATAGACCCTCTGTAATCGCACTTTGCGCTATACCTACCTCGTTTGACACATCGGCTATACCCTTTTTCATCCGAGCTGCCATAGATTCCGCTTCCGCACCGGTCGCACCGAATAGCGTGATAACTTCCCCAACGCCCTTATCAATATCGATCGCCATAGTTATGGCCGCCGCGCCTGCTGCTAACAACGGCGCTGTAACATATAGAGATAAGGAAGCGCCAACCTTTGACATCTTATCACCCACATTCGAGAGCGATGAAAATTCGGATTGCGCTTCTGATATACCTTTTTTGAGGCCTGATATATCTGAACCAATTTTAACGACTAAATCACTAACTACTGTTGACATCAGTTCTGGCCTTTGCGGTTGCGATTGCGGTAATCTTTCCCCCCGCTTTGCACTTGCAACATACGGAATTTATCTAATAAATTCGTACCCGCTTTATCGTGCTGTTTTTCTTTTGGTAATGGGAACATCTGGTTAAGCATCTTGGTCGGATCGACTAATTCAGAGCGTTTACGCGCTGTTGAATTACGCACCGCGCTATATATCATAAGCGTATGTTCCCATTCTCGACGCGATCGATCCCTATTTATCGATGCGACCGCATAAACTTGCCTGAGCGATGCAAATAAAAATGATTCGGGCGTATATCCATTAATAAGCCATGTACGTTCCAAATCATATACGGTTATTTTTTGCGCCCCTTGATCGGCGCTTTCGCTTCCCCCACCGCTGCGCTACCCTTCGTAAGTCTATTCATTTGTTGAGCCAGTACGGTCGTAGTTGCCTGAACATCAGCAAGGGAAATATTGACTTGGACTTGTTGCAGCGTTATGTTCGGGTAAAATGGCAATATTCCGACCCATAATATCTTACTAATAGCCCCTAATGCCTTTGTCGGGTTATTCGGATTCTTGATAAGATTATCAAATTCGCTAATAATGTCCACGCCCGCGTCGTCTGCGATTTGCATGCCGTAAGGGCATATAAAAAAGTCCCATTCCTGACCAGCGAATTCTACCTTAGTAGCGTCTGGATGATTGGCTAATGATTGAAGTGATTGCATGATTCCCCGTTATTGTGTTATAAATTACTCCCGACCCATCACCCCAACAAAACATTGCAATATGCAACGTAAAGTCAGGGCAACAGGTCGGGGGCATGGTGTTATGTGTACAGTCCCGATGTACTTGGATTGCTCGTCGAATAGAAATCAACAGGGCCGGTTATCTTAGCCGTGAAGTCTACCGTCAAGAATCCCGATACAGGCGCGCCGATATTGAATCCTGTTGGGATGCAATTAAATTCGACATAATCGCTATCATCCGTTGGGAAATAAACGCGCGCGCCCAATCCATTAACAGGGCCGCCCGTTATGGATGTTTGAACGAGTATATGACCTGTGTCGGATGGATCATATCTTAGCTGAAAGCTAATATCACCGCCGTCTTTCAACGTAGCGATAAATTCGCGGAATGCGTTTGGCGATTGATGCGTTGTAGCATCGACCGTTTCACGCTGAATGCCTGGTCCTGTAACATCCATGACTTCGGAAATAAAAACAAGCTCCGTACGAGCGTCTTTATCTTCGAGCCAAAATTGAGTACCAAAACTTGGTTGTGCTGTTGCCATTTTGTTTGCTTATTTGGGTTAAAATTGTGTTACGATGATGCCGAAACACCGATCGCAAATATCTGTACACCGTGCCAAGATTGACCATCACCACTATCCAGAATGGTTGTTGTTCGCTCCTGAGTGTACAAATTGATACCCCCCGTTATTGTTAGCCGCTTCCGATCCAGTTGAAGCGTGATAAGTTTCATAATGTCGTATACTTTGCCCTTACCCGCGCGGCTCGTAGTGTCCCTATTCCATATATCGACTTGAAATAAAACCTCCTGTATAGCAGATGTCATTGAATGACCAGCGCTGAATACCGGTGTGCCAAAAGTGATATAAGGGAAAGCAGGTGTTTGGAATGTCGGCACTCGATCGTATATCTTGGGATCGGCAGTAGCGCCATTAAGAGCGGTACGCATTGCCGCGCTATTAAGCGCAACGTACACAGCTTTCTGAATTTCTTTTAAGTCAACGGCGCTCATGGTTTCACATCCAATCGTGACAGCTCTATGTTCATTTTTGGGATGATTTCGGCCGTTGCAAGTGTTAGAAATTTATGTCCGCCCTTATTGCCTGAATTGCCTCCGAACTCCTGTTCTGGTGCATATTCGACGTTAGTACCTACATATCCAATACCTTCATCTGTGCCGTCTGCATCTGTTAACGCACCGTCATAAGTAGCAGCCGGTTGCCCATCGCTAGCCTGAATACTATATCTGTAATTGTCAGACAAGCCAATACCGACAGCGTGTATCGATGACCGTAACCGCCCTGTATCGACCGGTGATTTGTCTTTAGCTCTTGACTCGATAGCCAATAGAGCTTGATTCACTATGTTTTTTACATCTTTATTCAGCACGCCCTCAACCTTGATAAGCGCCTGGACTAACTGCTCATCGAAATCGCCCGGTAATTCCACTTCAATTTTCATAGTGCGTTGTCCTGTTCGCAATAAATCGTCATATAATCCCGCTTAAATGATCCGTAATCTATATGCTTGATTCGAAAGTATAGACCCTGATACTCAACTTGGTCGTCGTTGGCGATAACCGAAACGGGCTGGTATCTAACGATGAATTTATAATTTATATTCGTTTCGCTCGAAGCGAAGCGATACACTTCGTTACCCGATATTGTATCAATAGCAGCCCATACGCTTTGTGTCGTTGTACCTGTCGTCATACACGCCCTCCTGTGATTTGTTGCTCCACCATGCCCCAATTGTATCTGGTGTCATAATGCGCCTGCGCCGCTTCGAGCGAGTCGAACCAATGCCATTCGTGAACAGGGTATTGGTAGTTTTTGCGGTCGGTGCGCAGTAGCGTATACGTCTTGGTATAGACAGCGTTAGGCGCAAAGAATCCGTCCGTGCCGTCAAAGGTGAAGAAGCCCGATGTGTCTGTTGTTGTTAGTTTGCTCATGTCGTTACGATCCAATTCTTGTCTGTTGCTATGGCAAGATCAGCGCCGCTTAGTGATGCTACGCCCCAGTTATCCGTGATCGTTATCGTTGCGCTTGTCGTTGCGGAGCGATCTACTAAATTTGTGAATATCTCGACTAATGCGTCACGCCCAAGTCCACAGCCAGAAAAGCTGACAGTTTTGCCTATTATCATCTCGCAACGTGATAGGGAATATGATAATCTGCTTAGATTTTCAAAGTTACCCACCGATGCAGAAGTCGCCGCCGTTGACAATGCGGGGATGCTTCGGAGCGAACGCATTTGATCCAACATTTGCTGAAAGTTTGTGACTGCCGATGTGTTAAACACGGGTATCGATTCGAGCGAATTGCACTCGATCAACATTGATTGTGTATTTGTACATACGCTCAAGTCCAACAGCGGAACGCTTGCAAGTGATCGGCAGCCGTTAAACATACTCGCCATCGTTGTAACCTTGACCGTGTTGAACAGCGGTATAGTACCAAGCGAATAGCACCGCAAAAACATTTGCACCATGTCTGTTACATTGCCAGTATCGTATAACGGCACGTCAACAAGCGCATAGCACTCCGCAAACATATTCTGCATATTCGTCACTTTTTGCGTGTTCCAAAGCGGCGGCGACAAAAGCGAATAGCAGGATTGAAAAGTGCCTATAAGATCTGTCACTTCGGACGTGTCCAGAAGCGGTATATCGACGATAGAATAACAGTTAGCAAACATGGCAACCATATTCGTTACCGACGACGTGTCGAACACAGGCACAGATTGGAGCAGGTGACAATTAATGTAAAGTTCTTGCAAAATCGTACACG